CAACCGCTGAAATTCTTGCTGCTCTAGAGCAACGTGAACTTCTGAAACTCCTTGATAAACGTCTTAAAGGTTAAATCATGTCTCAAGTTATCCTCGAAAAATTGGATGCCATCGAAGCTAAACAAGCCGAAGGTATCTCTGCTGTTGAAGCCAAAATCCCTGCTGCTGTTGAGGCTGTCAAAGCTGAATTCAGCGAAATGGTGTCTGCTCTGGAGGCCAAAGTTGCTTCTATCAATATGCCCGAGTTCATTCGCACTCCTGCCAAGACTGTTCGCCAAGATGTGAACCGTTCGGTGCGTGAGCAACTGGCTACCTTCTACAAAGGCAACAACCGTCTGGAAAAAGAACTGCAAATCTTTGCAGACGAAGCTCAGATGGACGCTTACCTGAAAGAAGCCTCTGCTCTGACTGCTGGCGGTGATGGCAAGGGTGGTCGTACTGCTTACGATCCAGTGTTTGCTGCTCTGCGTTTGGCTAACCCCATGCGTGGTTTGTCGCGCACTGTGGCTACCGATGGTTCTAGCTATCAGTTCCGTGTCAAAACTGGCAACGCTGGTGTGGCTTGGGGCTATGCAATTCAGAACAACGGTGCAAGCACTACTGAAGACACAAGCATCTGGCAGTTGGTTCTGCAAGACCTGAACGTGCAGTTCCCAATCCGTACTGCTGCTTTGGACGATATTGACGGTCTGGAAGCCAACGTGGTTGACGATATGTTGGCTGAGTTCGCTCAAGCTGAAGCTTTGTCGATGATCCAGAACAACGACCAAGCTGCACAGTCAAGTACTAACCCTTACGGTGGTACTAACGGTCTGCGCGGTCTGGATCAGTACGCTGGTTCTGCTGCTACCTACGCTGGTGGTACTTCTACTGTTGCTGCTTTCGGCACTTCTGGCACTGGTTCTACAAGCGGTCTGCATTCGCTGGCTACTTATGACCAAATCACTTCTAACGTCAACACTGTTGGTGCTAACGCAATCCAATACAAAGACGTTATCAACACGATCTACGCTTTGCCACAGCAGTACTGGACTCCTAACACCAAGTTTATGGTTAGCCCAATCTTGGCTCAGGCAATCCGTGGTCTGCAAGACACCAATGGCCGTCCAATTTTCAACTCTGTTGAATCGTTGAACCCCGATGGCATTATTGGTCAACTGCTTGGCTTTGATGTTGTGATGAACAAGTATTTGGACAACCCAAGCCAATCTACAACTGGTACTGCTGGCACAACCAGCCTGTATCCAATGTATTTTGGTGATTGGAGCCGTTGCCACACCATCATCGACCGCCTGAACATGGTCATGCGCCGCTATGACCAGACTTTGCCCGGTTTCATCACCTTCTTTGGTGAGAAGCGTTTGGCAACTTCTGTGCGTGATCCAAACGCATTGGTGCGTTATCGCTCGACAGGTACAGCTACCTGATAAATCGGAGGGGCGTAAATGCCCCTCCTTTTTGTGCCAATAATTTAGGAACTGTTATGACCATTACCGAACGCATCCTGTCTGGAATTAAGCAAACTTTAGAAACTGGCGATAAAGTCAAAATCGACTTGCGCGAGGCATCTGCTATCACTGGTTCAGGCTTGAATATCGGTGGTCGCACTTACTTTGATGACGCATTTGCTGCTTTGCGATATGCAAACCCGTTCCGTCAAGGCGCACGAAACATCAAAGTACCCGGAAATTCCGCTGTTCAGTTTGTTGCCAAAACTGGTAACGCTGCTAACAGCACAAACCCTTGGGGCTACACAGTTAACCCCAACAGCGGTTCGCCAAACATTAACACAAGCATTTGGCAATTGCCAACTCGTGTAATTACTGCTCAATTGCCTGTTCGTTCGGCTGTGTTGTCGGATGTAAATGGTTTGGATGCCACACTGGTTGAAGACCTGATGATGGAATTTGCCCAACTAGAAGGCGCATCTTGCGGCTTGAACAACGACCAAGCAGGTTCTACAACAACAGCAACTGGTGGCACTGATGGCTTGCGTGGCCTGAACAGTTACCCCGGTGCTGCTGGCGCTGCTGCTGCTTTTGGTACAAGTGGTACAGCTATCACTAACGGCTTACATACTATTGCTTCTGTTGGCTTTAACAACTTGCAGTTAGAGATGGAAACATTGGTTGACATGGCTAATGCGTTGCCCGGTCAATACTGGTCTATGCCCGGTACTGCTTGGATGATGCACCCAACGGCCATTCAGACTTTGCGAAAATATGCTCATCAGAACGGCGCATACAGCTTTGTTGAAACAGGCTCGGAAGAAGCTGGTTCTTTGCTTCATGTGTTTGGTTTCCCTGTGATTCCTAACCCTTATCTTGATCCTGTTGGTACTGTGGGCGCAAAGCCTGTATATCTTGCCAACTGGCCTCGTTTTATGACGATTGCCGATGTGGAAGAAATGACTGTTCAAGCAATGGAACAGACAACCCCCGGTTTTGTGACGCTGTACGCTGAAAAGCGTATGGTCAGCACTGTTCGTGACGTTTTTGCTGGTGTTCGTTCTATTGAGACTTAAACATGAGCGTTGACAACTATCAATACGCTGCGCCTTTTGGCGCTCAGACGCGCAATCCGTTTAACTATGCAAAGGTTGAGCAGATTGGGCGTGATAGTGTCACTGCGTGGTTGACGCTTGATGAAATCACGCAACAGCTAAACCTGTTTCAAGACGAAAGCCAAGATACCTATCTGTCTTCTCTTGAACTGGCAACACGACAAGCAATTGAAGACTACTTGGGAATGTCTATCTTCCCGGTAAGCTATCGGGTTTGGTATGGCTCTGAAAGCCTTGTGGCATCTCCTATCAGTCTTGATTTGCCAGAAGTTAGCCAGAATCTTTACAACAATCAGCCCGGTGTAACCATCAATTCGGTTGGTTACTGGAATGATGCTTTCCCGCCTGTGTTTACAACACTTGCAAGCACAAGCTATTACTACGATGCCTCGGGCAACAAAGTAATTGTCAACAACTTGCCGACTGACGTTAATTCGGTGATGACTGCGCCAATCATTGTGCAGTACACAACCGCCTCCAATCCTTTGTCTGCTTACCCTGTTATCAAGCAAGCTGGTTTGTTGTTGCTTACTCATTTGTACAACAACCGTGCAAATGCGACAGAGACTAAGCTAAAAGACATTCCGTTTGGCGTGACCACTTTGTTGCGGTCTTACAAACCATTGGTGATGTAAATGTCAATCGCTCGTTTTGAGAACATCAATATCAACAACCTGACTTTTACCAAGTCGGCGTTTGGTGAGTCTGCAACTGTTCAGGCATTGTGGTTTGCGACACGGGCGCGGGTATCTTCTGTTGCAAACAGTCTGAAGATTGCTGATAAGTATCGGCTGTATCAAGACATGACCAACTTCACGCTGAACTACACGCCAAACATGAAAGAAATAGTGGATAACCAAAACCTCTATTCGATTACATGGCGTGGTAAAGATTGGCGTATTGACAGCGCAAGAGAGACTGATGATCGAATGAATATCATCTTCTTGTGCTACCGTTCTGATCCAGTTACGGCGGTGTAATGGCAACTCAACTCAATCCTGTTGTTTACGGTAAAGCCATCCAGTATCAACTGGCTAACATAGTCACGCCTGTGCCTGTGTATGCGGCTTTTAACCGTAACTTTGCCACACAGCCTAAGTTTATTACTTGGATGCTGCGTAACGTGCATCAGCCTGTTTATACGGGTACACAGCAAAGCAACAAAGGTATTGACCGACCTGTATTTCAGATTTCTATTTTCACTCAGCAGATTGAAGATGGTTTTACAATCTCAAATCAGATTCTGCAAGCCTTGCACGGGTATAGTGGAATTTTGGGCAGTCCAGCAGAAGGCTTTTACATATCAAAAGCTGATGTCATGTGGCTGTACAACAGTTACAACGATGAGGAAAAAATGGCGCAAATCTTCTTAGACTGCACCATTGACATTCCAGCGTAATACAAGACAATTGTTCAACTTTTGAAGGATACTCAAAATGGCTTTACCAAACAAAGTT